CACTTTTTATTTATTTTCTTGTAACTACCTCAGTTAGAAAGATTTAAAAAAGTTTAAATTATGTAGAATTGTTTAGGACTAAATCATTAATAAGGGGGATAAAAGAAAGACTCTTTGTCTTTAAACGTCTATTTAAATAGTCATATTTCTTTATATGGGTGTCAATGGGTGGGGGGTGTAGGGGGTACGGGGTACGGGTTCGGGGGTTGGTGGTAGGTGGAACGGGTGCGAGGGGTGGCACATGGGCGGATGGTGTGGGGGTGGTAGCATCTCAGAAAAAAGCTAAAAAAATCAGAGGTAACACACATATAAAAAGGGGGCTACCTCTGTAAAAATATGGCTTTCCATTTGGGGGAGTCATCGTCATACTGCCATAGAACCCAAATACTATATATATCTAATATAATTTTTCGGGTATCAAATAATTTATTATCTTTGTTATATGGATGGATTAGACATGTACAAAGGTAGAGAGATAAACAACAGACAGGATTCTGTTATAGGTCTCGCAAAAATTGCTAAAGCTAGGAAAGAAAGAAAGCGTGCTGAGAAAGTACGTATGATAGCTGAGGCGAATGAGTTAGCAAATGCTAACATAAACTTATTTAAAAAACTATAAAAGTATCACCAAAGTGTCCTTTCGTTTAGGTGTGTTTGTTCAAGGGGAGAGGTAGTTGTTTAGACTGCCTCTTTTTTTTTATAGTAAATTATAAGTTAGTATATTGTTTATGACATAGGTATGTTATTTATATGTCAATCTTCAAAAACGTAACTTACTGATTATCAGTTCTTTATTTATTTTATGTTAATTATGTTGATTTTTTCTTAAGAAATTGAAAAAAAAAAAGAATAATAATAATAATATATATATATATAATATAGAGAAAAAAAAACAACATGTCAACATATTTATTATATTTGAACAAGTTATGAATATGAAACGTAGGTTAACATATAAAGGTAAGAGAGTATATATAAAGACTCTCACTACACATTATGCGTTGGTGTCATTTGTTAAAGAGAATGCTAATAAGGTATTTAAGTTAGACCTTAAAGAGTTAGTAGCAATAAAATAGTTACACCATTGTTTAGTGCTGTTTTTTATTTATATTTGTTTTAAATTTAATTTAATCAAATATGAATGAGGTAGGATACTCACCCAAAAATTTAGCCTTTGATGAGGCTGCTCGCAAAAAGCTATTAAGCGGAATCAGCAAATTATCCCAAGCAGTAAAGTCCACGCTGGGACCATCAGGACAAACGGTATTAATAGAATCACAAAATCATACAGGAGGATTAACAGTAACCAAAGACGGTGTGACTGTAGCTAAGTCAATTGATTTACTTGACCCAATCGAGAACCTTGCGGTTAAGATTATGAAGCAGGCGGCAGACAAGACTGCGTTAGACGCAGGTGATGGAACGACAACATCTATTGTACTAGCCGAGTCTTTAGTTAAGTTGATTAACGAACACCTTAATGATAATCACCTAGGACCAGAAGGACAACACATTCCATTAAACAAAACCATTTTACTAAAACACATTCAAGAGTATGTAGATGGGTATGTTCAATATTTGTCGAAATCTGCTACTAAGATAACTAAGGGTAAGCTAAAGGATGTAGCTACCATTTCAGCAAACAACGATAAAGAATTAGGGAAGATAATTGCTGACGCATATAACAAAGTCGGAAAGAACGGAATCGTTACAGTAGAGAAGTCTCTAAACGAAAACACTTACTCCGAAGTAACCGAAGGGTTTAAATTGGACAGAGGCTATAATTCCCCACTCTTTATCACCGACCAAGAAAAAGATGAATGCATCTTTGAAGACACCCATGTATTAGTGTGCGATGCACAGATTGATAGCGTACTACAAATTGAACAAGTTTTGAAACCTATCGTAGGTCAACAACAGAAACTTCTTATTATAGCTCCTACATCACCAAACTTTCTAAATACCATTGCAGCCAATGTGGTAAAGAACAAAGTTAGAATGTGTGTGATAGAACCACCGTCATTTGGATATAAGCAACATGAGCTTATGCAAGACATCGCTCTATCGCTAGGAGCTACATACTATTCAGAGAAAACAGGCGATGACCTCAGCCTTATACAAGAAGCTGACCTAGGCTTCGCTAAAAAGATTATAGTAGGTAGAAACTCTACCGTAGTAGTTAAAGACGCAGAGAATCCAAATCAAAAAGAAATCAATGAGAGAGTAGAACAACTTTGGAAACAACATAAAGCCGCTACAAAGAAAGCCGACAAAGTATTTCTCGAATCTCGGATAGCTTCGCTAGTAGGTGGCATAGGCGTTATATATGCAGGCGGTGCTACCGATATAGAACAAAAAGAAAAATTTGACCGCATCGAGGATGCGGTATGTGCTGTTAAGGCAGCACTTGAAAGTGGAGTGCTACCTGGAGGAGGAATAGCTTTAAAACATTATCGCATGTCTATCCAAGGTAGTATTGCTGAAAAAAGAACTGAAGAAGAAGCAGCAGCTAGTGATATTTTATCTCACGCTTTATATGAGCCCTTTAAACAAATATGTGAAAACGCTGGACTAGATTGGAAAGAAGTAGATAAAAAAGATTTAACTAATCAAAAAGTAAACATGATTCAAGTAAGTGTTCCTAAGTACGGATACAATGTGAAGACGCAAGAACATGGAGATATGATGGAGATGGGAATAGTAGACCCAGCCAAAGTAACTACTAGTGCTTTAATAAACGCTACGTCTGTAGCTCTTACTATATGCAGCACTAATGCTATTGTAACTTTAGCTAGAACTTATGAGTCGGAATAAACCATACGATATACAAAACGTAGTATTTCATTATAACCCTTATGTGACTAAGTGGTACTGTATCCCAAGAGATGAATATATAAATTACTTCAATGGCAAAAAAGATAAATGCGGTTCATCTTTGAGAAGTGCCGATGAAGCGTATAAAAATTTAAGAGATGAAAAAACCACATAGTCTTGAAATAGTAAGGTACGATTATGATGGTCAAGACATAATAATTAAAATGATAAAGGTGCTAGATGTAGAAGGGAAATATATAAAGTTTGCTAAACTAAAAGATGTAATACCCTACTTGTCCAAGTATCCAGTTAAATTTAAACAACATGAAACCTCTAAATAAATATATAATAGTTCAGGACATAGATGAAGAAATAGTAACTGACTCAGGGCTATTGTTATCTGCCAATGACAAAGAAGAAATGAGATATCAAAAAGCTTCGGTCATAAAACCAGGGACTGAGGTTACAGTAATTAAAGAAGGTGACGAAATATATTATGATAAAGCTAGATGCTTTACAATGCTAATAAATAAAATAGCCAGGACAATTATTCTTGAGAGAGATGTCGTTGTTGTTTTATAAAGTCATTCATCTCTATTATCATATTCCTATATACTTTGTCGGTATAAGAAACATTCCTTCTAAATAAAGGATTACCACTTTCGCTAACAGGTATTTCTTCTCCTGCTAACTTTTTATAAAAAGAATCAATTAGCCTCTTACCTTTTTGAGAGACCATATACATGGCTTTTATTTTTTTGTATGGTTTACGAAATGTACTTATCCATTCTTCTTGACGCAGCTTCTCAAACCGTTTTTTATCCCAGCTAAACAATTCATTATAGTCATTAAAGTCTTGACGAGAAAAATATTTTTCACCTTCTAAAAAGAAAAGCATTTCTAACTCAGGATAAGAGAGATTATACTTAGCACAAAAGAAATATCTAATCACCCTATAGTATTTAAGATATCCTCTGGGGATATGCTTAGTTTCCGAATTCATTGAATTTAATTTTATTATCTTTGTACAAACACTTGTACAATGAACGAAGATAAGAAAAAAGAAGAGAAATCCGAATTTGAAAAACTACTAGAAAAAGCCCAAGAACAAACTGTTCCAGAGAGGCAATGTAGCATTGATGATGAGGAGTGTTTAAGTTGCGGAAGTTAAATATAAAAATTAGATAATGAGTAAATGTGAAAAATGCGGTAGACCGTTGTTAAAAGAGACTTTAAAAGAATGTGCAAACGTAGTATGCGATTCAGCTTTAAAAGCTATAGGAGATACTAAAGAAAAACTAAACGGTAAAGATTCCAATGATTAAAAAGCTCCTACATATTTGGGCGTATAGCGATTCAGAACCTACTGAAATTACTTTAGGATTATGCAATGCTTTTCTCACTCCAGCAGCTTTGTATTGTGAGGTAGGATTCATGCCTATATTTTTACCTTTAGTTATTGGTGGGGGTTGGTTTCAGTTGTGGGCAGTTTCTACGTCTAAAATATGTTGGCGAGTAAAAGCATCTTTATTATCTTTATGTTTGTTTATGGGTACTTTAATCTTATATGCTATTAGTCCATGTGGATTAGATGATGCTACTCATTATGGTTGGGTAGTTTTAGTTTTTAGTGCAGGTGGTAGTTTAATTAGGCTAAAAAGAGAACAGTTTCACAAATCATGAAAACACAAAGCGTAATATTATTTTTAATGTGGGTGATTCCTATGCTACTAATGCTATTCGTTTACACTAAAGAAAATAATAAAAATGGATAATATTACTGAGATTATTGCAATAATTGGAGGTCTATTGGGTACAGCAGGACTTTGGAAATTTGCAGAAACAAGAATAAAATTAAAAGCTGACCAGAAAAAAAATGCAACAGAAAATAGTGACACCATTCAATATAGAGACGATTTGAAACATAGAGTAGCTAAATTAGAACAACTCCTGGTGGAGTCAGCTAAAGAAAAAGATGAATTAAGAGCGTCAGTATTAAAACTTACTGAAGAAGTAGCTTCTTTACGAACTAAAGTAGAATACTTAGAAAAAGAAAATGAACTTTTAAAAATGAGATAATGGCAAAGAAAGTAAGTTGGAAATGGGGAGGTAAAACTTATAGTGGAACTTTAATAAGAGAGACTAAAACTCATAAGTTTGCTCGCACCCATAATGGAAAAGTTAAAAAAATTAAAAAATAATGGCAGCAAAAAAAGATAGTAGATTAGTAAGGGCAGGAGTGTCAGGGTATAATAAACCTAAAAGAACTCCTAATCACCCTAAGAAGTCTCATATTGTGGTAGCTAAAGTGGGTGATAAAATAAAAACAATTAGATTTGGTCAAAAAGGAGCCAAAACTGCTGGTAAACCAAAGGCAGGTGAGTCAGATAGAATGAAAGCTAAAAGAAGAAGTTTTAAAGCTAGACATGCTAAAAACATCGCCAAAGGAAAAATGTCTGCAGCTTATTGGGCGAATAAAGTAAAATGGTAATGAAGACTTCTCAATATTATAAAGAAAACCCTGAAGCGTATGCTAAAAAATTAGCATATGACAAAGAGTATAACAAAACCCGAAAAGCTACTAAAAAAAGAAGCAAGCTAAATAAACATAATAGACGCAAGGGAACATACGGAAACGGAGACGGAAAAGATGCTTGCGAAAAAATGTATAAAGGAAAAATTAGAATACGATTTTGTAATATGAAAAAAAATCGTGGAGATAAAAATGATATGCCTGGCGATAAAAAAGCTAGGGGGTAAAAACATAAAAAAAAATAAAATTATGCCAACAGTTAGTTATAAATGTCCTGACACAGGAAAGTCAATGAAGAAAAGTTTTCCATACAATGCAGTAGGAAAAGCTCAAGCACATGAATTTGCAAAAGTAATGAAAGGTTCTAAAGTTAATAACCCTAATTACGGCATGGAGTCTCAATCTTATTAATGCGAAATTATTACTATATTTGCATATGGCAAGTAAATTCAACAAATTAGCAAAAAAAGTAGGTTCTAAAGCTTTAGCTGCTTATATAGGTAGAAAAAAATATGGCAAAACTAAATTTGCTAAAATGGCTGCCAAAGGAAGAAAAAAGAAAAAAAACAAAAAATAGAAATTATGAAACAAGGTTATAATGCAAGATTAGATGAATCTTTAGGAAACAAGCATAAAGGTCATCACAAGCAATCTTTAAAAGATAGAAGAGACGAGTCTAAGGCTATGTCTAAAAAAATCTACGGACACGCCTATGGCGGAGACCATGGGATGAAGTACGAAGGCGTTAAGAAACGTAACAGTGCTAATATAAAAAAATAATTATGGATAAGGTTAAGAAAGTAATTAACTCATCTTTATTTAAGTCTGGGTGTGCTGCCGCAATAGGTTTAGCTTTAATAGCTGAAAGCCACCCTTTATACGCTGGTATTTCTTTTGGAATAAGCCTAAGAGAGTTTTTATTAGCTTTTAAAGCAAACGTAAAATAATGCCAACAAGGGCAAGAGTAAAACCAAGAGGCTTAGGTGATTCTATTGAAAGAGTCACCGAAGCAACTGGCATAAAAAAAATAGTAGAAAAAGGAGCTAAAGCTCTAGGAAAAGACTGCGGGTGTTCTAAAAGGCGTGACACTTTAAATCGTGTTTTTCCATATAATAAAGATAAATAAATTAAAAAATGGCATATCAAAAATTACAAGTAGGATTAGCTGCAGTCGTTATACCAAGTGACACCGTAGATATTCCTCTTATTTCATCAACCAAACTCACAGGGACTAACACAGGTCCAGCGGCAGCAAACAAATTATTAGACTCTTCTGCTTCATTTGATACTGTACAAGGATTTATTACTCCAGGAGCTATTGTAGTAAACGAAACTGACGGTACTAAAACTATTGTAAATAGTGTAGACAGTGCTACAGAATTAAGCTTAGAAACAGATATTTTTACTGCAACAGGAAAAGAATATTCTATATATTTAGACCCCGAAGCAAATCACAGCGAAGGATGTATTATCTATTGTGGGGCAACTGGAGATATTAAAGTAACTACTGTTCGTGGAAACGACATAGTTTATGTAGGAGTACCTACAGGAACTTTTTTACCTGTGCAAGTTATTAGAGTATGGGATAACGGAACTACAGCTACTAGCTTAGTCGCAAATTGGTAACATATGTATACTAGCGTTGGAATAGGCATAACAACGAATGTGTTTGGCTCTCAAGTGGGAGCAGGCGGTCCTCCACCCCCTGTCTTTCCGAATCCTATAAACAATGAGTTTTCTATGGAGTTTGACTCAGCTGACGCAACTTATTTTAAAGTAACTGATGAGGTGTTAGGAGGGTTGTCAGCATTTAGTATTTCTTTTTGGTACAACACGACTTCTATTGGGTCTGATAGACCTATAATTGCAAAATGGCAAGTTGGACCTGCTAATTTTTTGCTTTATCATGATGCTCCAAATGGATGGAGAATTCTTTTTAATACTAGTGCTGGTGCTGCAGGAGGTCAATCTAATTTAATAGCAACTGCAAACATATGGCAATATTTAGGAGTATCGTGGGATGGAACTAATATTAATATGTATTTAAGAGATTTTACAGGGACTTCTAGTGATTGGACAGCCGTATCGGCTAATCCTGGAGGTACTGTAAACCCTACTGCTCCTTGGAGAATAGGTCATGATGTTACTAGAAGTATGGATGGATATTTAGACGAACTAGCAATATGGAATACTAATTTATCCAAAGATACATTTGATGGGATTTTTCAATGTACAGTAGATAATCCAGGTAAAGTAGCAAATTTAAACGAAACACCAGAAGGAGCACCATTAGCTTGGTATCGAATGGGAGATAATTAATTATGAGTACAAACTACATATCACCAATGTGGCGAATGCCACGAAATGCAAACAACAATGCTAATCGTTATAGTAATTATGCTATTCAATGTGCTAACAGTGAGGGTATAGAGTGTGCTTCTATGTCAGCTTTTTTACCAAATACAGCAGGCATAGCCAATACTGATATTACTTTTAATATATGGATTAAACCAGAGTTTGAATATGACACTAGTAATTATCAAACTTTTTATGGGAACGCTAATGCTAACCAAGGAATTTTGCTATACTATTGGCATGACGCTAATTGTTGGAGAGGATTAATTGGTACAGGTGTTACTTTAGATTGGATACAAGGTCCTACTTATAATAGCAATGAAGAGCTTGGTAAAGGTGAATGGCAAATGCATACTTTTATTATTAAGGTAGACACTTTAGAACTGGAGTATTATATTAACGGTGTGGCTATTACACCAGCAGTTTCATTAGCTGCTGCACCATCTGTTCTGAGGACCATGCAAATTGGAAAAAGATGGGATTTATCTACAGGAGAATTTATAGGAGAATTTACGGAGGCAAGTGTTTTTGATTACGCTCTTTCCACTTCGGGAGTTAACAGTGAATTAAGCTTACTTTATAATGAAGGGGCTCCTATCAATCCTTTTGCAATTCTAGCAAAAGAGCCTGTAGCTTATTGGAGAACAGGAGATAACACAAAATTATCTAATTCTAGCCTATACGTTCCTAATTTATCGGCAGGAGGACAAAATGTTTTTGATTTTGACAAAGTAAATAATGGCGTTATTAAATTAAGTACAGATGATTGGATTAATGAGAATTTACCTGCTAGTCATATTACAGTTTCTGCTTGGGTTAACCCTGTTTCATGGACCGATACTTCGTTTAGAACGATTGTAGGTAAATTTGGTGCAGGAGCTTCGACTCAGCAATGGCGAATTGTTGCCATCGGAAGTAACACTATTCGTTTTAATATTTATGGTAAAAGTCCTTTTGGAGCAACTTACACATTAGAAACAGACGATGTGGTAGTTCCTGTAGATAAAAGAGAAGGATGGTTAAATATAATATGGAGACATGCACCAGGGATAGGTTCTAATGTAAAGTTTAATAATGAAAATGAAACATCCTTACCTAATTTGTTTGCCAAACCACTGATAAAACCTTTGGTTGGAAGTACTCCGAATAGTATTGGTGGAGTGGTTTCTGCAGGTTCTCCAGCTTTCCCTTGGGACGGAGAGCTTGCAAATATAGAATTTTTTGAAACTTATTTAAGCGATGAAGAGGCTACCGAAATTTATAACGGAGGCAGACCTTTAATGACTAAACCTCAACCTCAAGAAGATAATTTGGCGGGGTGGTGGAAACTGGACGCTCCTTCTTCTGCGTTTAATCCTGGAATAAGCGGAGTGGCTTTTGTAGCTAATCAAATTGGAACTCCTGATGTTTCAGGTGGAGGAGACCACGCTTATGTAAACCCATCATTAAGTCCTCTAGTGTTCGAGTGTCAAGATTTAAACAGTGCTAATGCGGGGGGTCCTACTTATGATATAAACATTCCTATTTCAGATGGAATTGCTTGGGAATCTTTATTAATAAAAGGAGCTTATAGTGATTTAGTTATAGAAACAGATATAGATTTACAAAGAGGTGGAGCGTTTGGAGGAGCTAAAGCTCAATTGTTTTATTCAATTGATGGTGGTGCTTGGACTAGTTTTGGAATAATAAATGTAGGAGTAAGCGACCCTTTAGGGTTAACTAACTTCTTAACCAATAGCCCAACCTTATCCTGTTTAGATAGTATACAATTTAAAGCCGAAATAGGAACTCGTACTTATTCAGCAGATAGATGTAGGATAAACAGCATAAAAATAGCAAATGCTGGAGAGTATTTATACAATGAAGACTTCTCTTCTCAGTCTGGAGCAGGTTGGAATAACAATGTATATGTTCCCGCTAATAACGAAATTTATGTAGAAGACGTTTGGAAGATAAATGATAGTAGGTCATATTACCCACAAAGTTTTAATTTTGATTTTAATAATGTTACTCCTCAGTATGTGGATGTCAAAAATCCAGCTGATTTGCAATTTGCTAGTTCTTTTACTATATCGGGTTGGATGTATCCTTCTGGAACTGGAAACTACCCATTAATAGACAAGTGTATTTCAGCTGCAAGCGGGAATGGATATCACATTGACTATAGAAATAGTGGAGAAATACACGCTTGGGCATATTGGGCAGCTGATAAAATAGTTGTGACAGGATATAGTGACAATGAGTGGTATCATGTGGCTTTAGTTTTTGACCACACAGGAGGAAGTAATGGTACACAATATTTATATATAAATGGAGTTTTAGCAGGGAGTCAAGCAACTACTAATTTTGCAGCATCTACAGCTGCTGATTTATATATTGGAGGAGCATCAGTATTGGGTCCCTCCGCTAATTATTGGTTTAATGGTGGGTTATCTAATGTACAAATGTGGGACGCTGTTATTCCTGCTACAGGAGGAGACTCTATAGAAACTCTTTATAATAAAGGAGTTCCTACCACGACACCTATAGCAAGTGCTAATCTTTCAGGTTGGTGGAAACTAGATAGTAGTGATTCTTTTGATGTTCTGACAGGAGAATGGACTGTAGCAGATAATTCTGCAAATAGCAATTCAGGGACCAGTTCAGGAATGGGACTAAGTGCTTTAGCTAATAATAATGTTTCTACCAATAATGGACTGAGCGAAAATGTTCCGCAAAGTGCTTTACAAAAAAGTAACATTGCTAATACCCAATCTTATAGTAACTATAGTTTTAATTTTGACGCAGCTAGTTCAGATGGATTTAAAATAGATTACATTAGTGGAGGTCCAATACAGCCAAGTAATACTGTGTTAGAAGATGTTGGCTTTAGCGTTAGTGCTTGGATAAGCGTAGATACTTCGTTAGCTGCAGGTAATGGAATCTGGCAAAATGATGGTTATTCAGGAACAGCCCCTATTAACTATGGGGGATTACTTCTTCAAATAAATCAAACAGGAATTGTAAATGTAGGTTATTCTACAGGTAGTGGAACTGGAACTGCTTTTAGAAAAAACTATTTAAGTACTGCTGTTTTATCTACAAACACCTGGCATCATGTAATAGTGGTGTATAGAGGGATAGCTAACAACCCTCTTTTATATGTAGATGGAGTAGAGTATACTTCGGGATGGTCGACTAGCGGAAGTGCAGCTGTATTAGGATATACAGCATTAGGTTTTGGAACTATTGGAATAGTTCGTGATGGAGTAAGTGGTACTAATGGTTTAATTAGTAATCTCGCTTTATTTAATACTACATTGTCTGCTCAAGATGCCCAAACTATATATAATAACGGAATTACACAAAACTTATTAGAATCAGCTATACCGCCTCCTACGTGCTGGTATCCATTAGATGAATCTAGTAGTTATTATTCAGGTAGCGAGTGGACTATTAGAGATATAGTTCCATTAAGAACAATAGATGGAACAGGGTTAAATACAGGAAATGTAGACGACATGGTGGGAAAAGCTCCAGGGTCTTATTCAAATGGAACAGGAATAAATTTAGTAATTGACGATTTAATGGGTCAATCCTCAGAGTCGCTAAAAAACTCCTATAGCATTAATATGGCAGATTATGGAAGTCCTAATGACACTTTTCCTTTAACTCCAGCACCTTCAGGTAGAACTACTTTTACACCTGGACCATGATAATATTAATAAATTTGTAAAAAATAAAAAATGTCAACAACTACTTATATCGTAATAAACATTGATACTCAAACTAGTCTTGTAGATTTTAGTCAACTCAATACAACTTCTTCTCAAACAATGAGAAGAAATGTAGCTAATACTGAAGCCATGTTGTCGTATCAAGTAGAACCAAGTTTTATAACCAATGGTCGTCTTGTTCCTCTTCAAGTTTTAAATAAACAAGAGGCTATGGCTCTATTAGATACGCCTGACTGGACACCTGCAGATGCGTCAGAATAATGGAAAAGGTTGAATATCTAAAAGCGTTAATGTCTAAAAAAGGTTATGCTGTTTTTGAAAACGACACTAAGCCTTTCAACTTAAATATTGTAGGAGTTAGAAATTCTGACCCTACTATAAATAAGTTCAATGATTATATTGCTACCTTTTGGAAGTATGAAGGAAGGTGGAGTTATTTTGAGTGTCAAGCTACCACATTACCTGGGTTAAAATATATGGAATCTCCTATGAATCCTAAAGGTTGTGCTATTTTAGTTCCTAACCAATACAAAGGAGTATATAAATTAGGGACTCATTACACTTATACTGCTTTAGTTCAAACAGGGGGAGAGGTAGAAGTATATAGGGATGACAATAAAGATATGCATTACGATATGTTAGATGATACTATTATTTCTGGATATTTTGGAATAAACATTCATAAGGCTAGTGAAGGTGAAAGAGAAAATGTTGATGGGTATTCTGCAGGTTGTCAAGTATTTCAAAACTCTGATGAGTTTGATATATTTATAGATTTATGCAAAAAGGCTGAAAAGTATTGGGGTAATAAATTTACTTATACATTGTTAAATCAACCTGTAGTTACTTTTTAATATGAAAAAAGATAAAAAACAAAAAAAGAAATTTAAAGAAACTAAAGTAGGAGTGTTTTTAAAAGACAAAGCTCCTGCTATTTTAGATACGGTTGGTGAATTTTTGCCAGACCAAGGGGGATTAGGGATAGTAAAAAACCTCATATCAGGAGATAGTACTATTAATCCTAAAGATAAAGAGACTGCACTAAAGCTTTTAGACCAAGATATTGCAGAGATGAATAATATTTCTGAACGATGGAGCAGTGATATGAAATCAGACTCTTGGTTGAGTAAAAATACTAGACCTTTAACTTTAATTTATTTAACTATATCAATGACTATTTTTGTCATATTAGATTCTACAGTTTTATTAGAAATAAATGAAGGGTGGGTTTCTTTACTGGAAGCATTATTAATAACAGTTTACGTAGCTTATTTTGGCTCAAGAGGAGCTGAAAAAATAACAAAGATAAAAAGGTAAAAATTAATTATCTTTGTATAATATAAACATAAATTAAATTAAATAAAATGGAAGATTTAAAAACACTTAACAAACTAGACGAAACGGAATTAAAGCAACTACAAGATTTGAATGGAGAATTTCAAAAATTCAAATTAGCTTTAGGTGAATTAGAATTGAAAAAAGCAGAACTTCTGCGTGGAGTAGATAATATAAAAACTTTATTTGAAGTAGAGGAAAGAAAATTAATTGAGAAATATGGACCTGATTCGGTAATTAACTTGAAGACAGGTCAAATAACACAAAAAGAAAATGGCTAAAATAGAAGATATTGGTGCGTATCCTAATCAATCCCCCGTTACACTAGCGGATTATTTAATTGGAACTGACGCTGCGACAAAAGCAACAAAAACATTTACGATTCAGGATATTGCTGATGCTCTAGATGAACAGATAACTTTACAAGAAGTTTTAAACGCATCGGACCCTGCGGGAGTTCCTAATCCAACAGCAGTTGCAACAGGAAATATTAACCTAGAAGGAGATATAACTTTACTTACTGCAAATGCGGATATATTTATGGAGGGTGGTGCTATTACTTCTACATCAGGAAATGATTTATTATTAAACACTAAAAGCGATGCTAATGATATAAAATTATACGCTGGTAGTGTTTCAGGTGCAATTGAAGGAACAGGAGCAGGATTAGACTTTCAAATTACTGGCAATGCTGGAATAGGAGCCGAGGGAGATATTTCTCTTGATGGGATTACTGCTACTTCAAACATTTCTGTTAGAGCAGGAGATAAAGCCATTGTATCTGCTAACGGTTCAAGTTATGGTGCTCAACCAGCTGGAACTGTCATGCTTTATAATCAAAATGATGATATAATTGTTAATGCCAATGGTGGTCAAATTACTATTGGCGGGACTTTCCCAAGTAGACCAACAGGATTAGACTTAGGACCTATTGATGGAGATATTGATATATGGGCTTTTTCTGTAGGTTCTGATATTAATTTAATAGCTCAGAATAATATTAATATAACCGCCAATGGTGGCATTGAGTCTTTATCCGAGCATGGTTTTAATCAAATAGCAGATTTTAAATCCAATGGCGGATTTCTTTTAAATGGAGTAGGCGGAACCGTAGGAGACTTAGTAGTAAGTCAAGGACCAGGTAGTCCTCTAGCTTGGCAAAGTGCTTCAGATTTAACTGTAGGTGCAGTTGTTTCAGGAGTTCATATTGGTGCAGCTAGTACTTTAGCTAACTTTTTACCAGGTACTCCAGTATTTGTTTCTAACACCCCAAGTGGTCCTAATAATTATCCTACTGTAGATTATGCTTCTCCTTCTCCTACTGTAAAAATGCCTGCAATTGGTTTAATTGTGACAGCTACAGCAAAAGGAAATGATGCTGAAATAATGATGTCAGGAGAACTAGAGGTAGACACTACTAGTATTCGAGGAGCAGCCTCTATTAATGATGTTGTATATGTAGATGTTTATGACGCTGTTGCTTCTCCTTTGTGTCTTACTGTTAATCGCCCTGATGGTGCAACTACTGAAGTTCAAAATGTAGGTGTTATTACTAAAGTTGGAGCTAATGGTTCTATGAAGGTTTCCGCTATCGGAAGGTCTAATGATTTACCTAATGTAGCTGCGAATGAGTTATGGGCTGGTAATGCTTTAGGTGTGGCAGAGGCACAAGATGCTTTAACAGTAGATATTGCTAATTCTACTGTAAATGTAGGAAATGGTCGTGCTACTTCTAATACTTATATGGAAACTAGGTTAAATGCTCAGGTAGTGTACGGAGATGCAGCAGGAGTTATAGGAACTCAAAACCTACAATACGGAGTTTCAGCTTTAGTGAGTGCTCAAGCTGCTTCATCACAAAATACCGCTATAGGGGTTAGTGCTTTGCAAAATTTAACAACAGGTACTTCTAACGTGTCATTGGGTCATGATGCAGGGCTTGCTGTAATCACTACTAATAATAATATAGCAATTGGAGATTTAGCTTTAGATGGGGCAGATGTTGGAAATGAAAATGTTGCAGTAGGCGGAGGGTCTATGGGTAATACCACAGGAGCTGCAGCTAGTTCAACAGTTGCTATAGGGCATAACGCTTTAAATACTTTAACTACTGGAGCTAATAATACCGCAGTAGGTCATTCTGTTGGTTTTGCCCTAACTAATGGACAAAATAATGTTATTATTGGAAGAAACGCAAATTTCCAAAATGGTGGTGATTCTAATGCTGTTATTATTGGAGAGGCTGCAATTGGTGAAGGAGATAGTGTGTGTATTGGAGTAAGTGCTGAAGCTGGAGCAGAGGCAGTGTCAGTTGGAAAAGAGGCAAATTCTGCAACGCCTACCACAGGGTCAACGGCAATTGGACACTTATCTAGTGCGGATGTGGATTGTATTGCATTAGGGAAAGATGCTAGTGCTGTACAAAGAGGAGGTAGTCCAATGTTAGCTGTTCCTGCCTTAATAGCACAAGCACTAGCTAACGCTTATGTTTATCCTGACAACAACGCTGCAGTAGCAGCTGGGTTACAGCCTGGAGACACCTATTGCGTTGATTTTGGTGCTTTTATCCCAGGATGGGTTGCACCACCTGCTGGTGGTCCAGCTGTGTTGGCGTTTGTATATTAGACTTTAAATTAAATTAAATAAGATGGATGATATTAGAAAAATATCAGTAGGTGCAGATTATAAATCTAGTGCTATGCATTATATTGTAGACCAGCCTGTATTAGGAGGTAGGTATACCATTCATTGCATAAAAAGAGATGAATTAAGAGCATCGTATAGAGTATATATAATACAAAAAGAAGAAGTATATTTATGGAAAGAATTTGGTAAAAACATGCCAGTTTCAGTAGAATATAACATAAATTTTTAACATGAAGTCTCCGTATTATTTTATTATTACTCCTGATAAAAACAAAAGATATGATAACACCATTAATATAGAAGGAATGGATTTTATTGCTAGTACATCTCAAGAAGACTTTAAGTTTTCTAATAGAGTGGGAATTGTGCAAGAAGTTCCTTTAAGGTATGATGGACAAATAAAAAAAGGTGATAAAGTTTTAGTACATCATAATGTATTTAAGTATTATTATGATATGAAGGGAAAGCAAAAAAGTGGAAGAAGTTTTTTAAAAGATAATACTTTTTTTGTGGATGAAAGTCAATTTTTTGCATATAAACAAAACGGTAGTTGGAATGCTTATTCAAAATATTGTTTTGTAAAACCTTTAAAAAAGAAAGATTATTTTATTGAAAAGCCAGGGACTACCGAACCCTTAGTTGGAGAAATGAAATATATTAATAGTGAGTTGAAAAAACTAGGGGTGGCTCCTGGTGATATTGTAGCTTATGAACCTCATTCAGAATATGAGTTTAAGGTGGATGGAGAGAAGTTGTATAGAATGTATACTAATAACATTACAATGGTTTTATGAACTCCAAAGAAATTAAATTAAAAATAATTGAAGCGGGTGAACAAGCTGTTAGACAACTTATAAAAGTGGCTAAGGAAGATATTATAAAACCTGACCCTGATGACGAGTTAGCAGCTGATAGATTAAAAAATGCTGCTGCTACAAAAAAGTTAGCAATTTTTGATGCGTTTGAAATTTTAAATCGTATTGAAGCAGAAAAAGAAAATATTGAATTAACAGGAAACAATAAAAAAACTATAACTCAAGGATTTGCAGAAAGAAGGTCAAAATAGCTTATATAGGATACTTAAAAATGTAATACCTAAAAATGTTCTTACTAAAAAAAATAAGGCAAAAACTTGGGAGTATGGGTACAACGAAAAATACGATATTGTAATTATATCTAGGGATGGAACAATAGGAGATATATATGAAATAAATCATTTAAAAATAGCTTTACCTAAAACTCCAAATAAATCATATACTTGGGACACCAAAAAAGAAAACCAATATTGGAGACCTTTTACTTATCCTCAAGAACTTAAAAGGATTAAAAGTATTTTTCAGTGGAATGAAATGCCAACTGCGTTTAAAAATGATTGGGTAGATTATATAGAAGAAGAGTTTGATAGAAGAGAAAAAGGTTTCTGGTTTTATAATAATGGAATTCCTACTTATATTACAGGCTCTCATTATATGTATTTACAGTGGACTAAAATTGATGTAGGGTTGCCTGATTTTAGAGAAGCCAATAGATTGTTTTTTATATTTTGGGAAGCTTGCAGAGCAGATAAAAGAAGTTTTGGAATGTGCTATTTAAAAATTAGACGTTCTGGATTTTCTTTTATGGGGTCTTCAGAATCTGTTAACACCGCTACATTAGCTAAAGATTCTAGAGTAGGTGTTTTATCTAAAACAGGAGCTGATGCTAAAAAAATGTTTACTGACAAAGTAGTTCCTATTTCTAATAATTATCCATTCTTTTTCAAGCCCATTCAAGATGGTATGGACAAACCTAAAACAGAATTAGCTTATAGAATTCCAGCTAGCAAGATTACTAAAAAAAATATGTCTAAAGTTCAGTCTCAAGTTTTAGACGGATTAGACACTACTATTGATTGGAAAAATACTGCAGATAACTCTTATGATGGAGAGAAATTAATGTTACTTATTCATGATGAAAGTGGCAAATGGTCTAAGCCAGATAATATTTTAAATAATTGGCGAGTAACTAAAACTTGTTTACGATTAGGAAGTAAAGTAATTGGAAAGTGTTTAATGGGGTCTACTTGTAATGCTTTAGAAAAAGGAGGAAATAACTTTAAAAAATTATATTTTGATTCTGCTTTAGATACTCGAAATGCAAATGGTCAAACAAAAAGCGGCTTGTATAATTTATTTATTCCAATGGAATGGAATATGGAAGGGTTTATAGATAGATATGGAATGCCTGTATTGAAGACTCCAGAAAAAGAAATAAGAGGTGTAGACGATGAATACATTTATCAAGGAGCTATTAATTATTGGGAAAATGAAGTAGAAGCTCTTACAAAAGATGCAGATGCGTTAAATGAATTTTATCGTCAATTTCCTAGAACTGAGTCTCACGCTTTTAGAGATGAAAGTAAATCTTCTTTATTTAACTTAACAAAAATTTATCAACAGATAGATTATAATGATTCACTTATACCCGAACATCATTTAACAAAAGGAAAGTTTTATTGGAAAAATGGTGTGAAAGATAGTGAAGTAATATGGTCTCCTGATTCTAGTGGGAGATTTTTAATTTCGTGGCTACCTCATCGTGGATTAAGAAATAGGTTTATTGAAAGAGGAGGTAAGTTTTATCCAGGGAATGAGCATTTAGGTTCTTTCGGTTGTGATAGTTATGATATATCAGGGACAGTAGGAGGTGGAGCATCTAATGGAGCTCTACATGGAATGACAAAGTTTAATATGGATGAAGCTCCAAGTAATGAGTTTTTTCTCCAATATATTGCTCGTCCTCAAACTGCGGAAATATTTTTTGAAGAGGTATTAATGGCGTGTGTTTTTTATGGAATGCCTATTTTAGTAGAAAATAATAAACCACGATTATTGTATCATTTTAAAAATAGAGGATATAGACATTTTTGTATTAACCGACCTGATAAAACTTTTAATAAATTATCTGTTACGGAAAGAGAATTAGGAGGAATACCCAATAGTTCGGAAGACGTAAAGCAATCACATGCGTCTGCTATTGAATCTTACATAGAACAACACATAGGAATAGATTTGAATGGAGACTTTAGGAATGAAGATGAAATGGGTTCGATGTTATTTACACGAACTTTAGAAGATTGGGCAAAGTTTGATATTAACAACAGAACTCGGTTTGATGCAACAATAAGTTCAGGGTTGGCTATTATGGCTAATCAGAAACATTTATATCAGCCAAAGGTTCAAAAAGAGTCGAAAATATCCATTAACTTTGCAAGATATAAAAATAATGGTAATCTAAGTCAATTAGTTAGGTAATGGAAGATATAAGTATACAGATAACCCCGAATGGGTTCCCTAGTCAATTCGTTTCAGACAGCGAAAAAAAAACCATGGAATATGGGCTTCAAATTGGACAAGCAATTCAGTATGAGTGGTTTCGTAAAGATGGGAATCAATGCAGGTTTTATAATCAGTGGAATGAGTTTTACAGACGAAGAGTTTACGCAAGAGGTGAACAGTCTGTAGCTAAATACAAAAATGAGTTAGCAATTGACGGGGATTTGTCTTACTTAAATTTAGATTGGACTCCAGTTCCTATACTTCCTAAATTTGTAGACATTGTAGTGAATGGATTATCAGACAGATTATTTGATGTAAAGTGTGAAGCAATTGATGCTTTATCAGCTGCTCACCGTAGTGCTTTTCAAGACAATGTGGAAAGACAAATGGTTTCTCAGGGTGTATTAAATACTATTGGTAAAACTTTTGGAATCAATCCTTTTACCATGGACCAAGATGATTTACCTAAAGATGATGATGAGTTAGATTTATATATGCAGATGAATTATAAACCTGCAATAGAGATTGCTAACGAACAGGCAATAAACGCTATTTTACAAGATAATGAATATATAGATTTACGTAAAAGATACGATTATGATTTAATGGTTTTAGGTATTGCGTGTGGGAAAACACAATTTTTACCTGGACAAGGAGTAGTGGTAGATTACGTAGACCCTGCAAATTTAGTTTATAGTTATACCGAAGACCCTCACTTTAAAGACTGTTTTTATTGGGGAGAAATTAAAACTGTTCCAATAACTGAACTTTTAAAAATTGACCAATCACTTACTAATGATGATTTAGATGAAATAGCTAAATACAGTCAAACTTGGTATGATTATTTTAATGTAGCTCAATGGTATCAAAATAGTATTTTTGCTAGAGATACTGCTACATTAATGTATTTTAATTATAAGTCAACACAAAAAGTAGTTCATAAAATTAAAAAAACTAACGAAGGAGGCAGTAAGGCAGTAGAAAAAGATGACACTTTTAATCCACCAGAAGAAATGATGGATGAAGGGAGATTTGAAAAAGTAGAAAAAACTATTGATGTTTGGTATGATGGCATAATGGTAATGGGCACTAACATTATTTTGAAATGGGAAATGTCTAAAAATATGGTGCGTCCAAAGTCAGCTACTCAGTTTGCACTTCCTAATTACGTAGCTGTAGCTCCTAGAATGTATAAAGGTAATATAGAATCATTAATTTCTCGAATGATTCCTTTTGCTGATTTAATACAAATTACTCATTTGAAGTTACAACAAGTAGTATCTAGAGTAGTTCCTGATGGAGTTTACATAGATGCTGATGGTTTAAATGAAGTAGACTTAGGAACAGGAAATGCTTATAATCCTGAAGATGCTTTAAGATTATATTTTCAAACAGGTTCTGTAATAGGAAGAAGTTACACTCAAGATGGAGAATATAATCAAGCTAAAGTTCCTATTACTCAATTAAATTCTAATAGTGGAGCTTCTAAAATGCAAATGTTAATTGGAAACTACAATCATTATTTAGATATGATTAGGGCTGTTACAGGATTAAATGAAGCTAGAGATGGAAGTACTCCTGACCCTAACTCTTTGGTAGGTGTACAAAAACTAGCAGCTTTAAACTCTAATGTAGCTACCCGTCACATTCTGGATGGAAGTTTATATATTTTACGAAAAATTGCACAAGGTTTATCTTATAGAGTAGCCGACATTTTAGAGTATGCTCCATTTAGAGATGAGTTTGCTAATAAAATTGGAAAATATAGCATGACTATATTAGAAGATATAAAACACTTATATATATATGATTTTGGAGTATATATTGATGTATCTCCTGATGAATTGGAAAAAGCTCAATTAGAAGCTAATGTTCAAATGGCTTTATCTAAAAATGATATTAATTTAGAAGACGCAATTGATATTAGAAGTATTCAAAACATCAAACTTGCCAATCAGTTATTAAAATTAAAGAGAAAACAAAAACAAGATAGAGACGAGAAAAATGCACAAGTTCAACAGCAGTTGCAGGCTCAGACTCAAATGCAAGTTACACAAATGCAATCTCAGGCTGCTCAAGAAAAAATTGGGTTAGAAGCTCAATCTAAAATGCAAGAAATTCAAACGCAAGCTCAAGTAGACATGGCTAAGATGCAGGCTGAAGCAGAGTTAAAGAAACAACTTATGGAACAAGAATTCCAGTATCAAATGCAATTACGAGGCATGCAAGAAGAAGCATTAAACACAAGAGAATCTTCAAGAGAAGATGCGAAAGCTAAAAGAATAAGTCAGCAAAATACGGAGCAATCTCAATTAATTAATCAAAGAAAAAAAGGGTTGCCTCCAGTAAATTTTGAATCTAATGAGGATACGTTAGATGGGTTTGATTTAGCTGAGTTTGAGCCAAGATAAAGTGGTTTTTTTAGTATTTAAAAAATGTTTAATTTTGTATAACAATTTAAATTTAATCAAATGGGTATAACAGTAAAAGAAGTAAGTGCCCCTGAACAAAAATCAGTTCAGGAAGTAGAAAAAGAATTATTAGAAAAACATGAGTCTCAATTTGTAGACCCAGAAGTTTCTACAACAGAAACAGTAGCAGAAAAAGTTGAGGCTCCTAAAAGCCAAGAAACTCCTGCTGTGGAAGAAGTTTCTGAAAAAAAAGAATTAGCAGACGAAGACGTTCTTTCATATATTGGAAAGAGATATGGTAAAGAAATATCGTCTTTAGACCAACTGTTTGAAGAAAGAGAAAAATCAGAAGAGTTACCTGAAGATGTTTCTGCTTACTTCAAATATAAAAAAGAGACTGGTCGAGGCATAGAAGATTTTGTAAAATTACAACAGAACTATGACGAAATGGACCAAGACGATTTATTGGCTAGTTATTATAAAGCTAAAGAAGATTATTTAGATAATGATGATATAGCCGCTATCCTTTCGGATTTTGAATTTGATGAAGATTTAGATGAAGAAAAGGAAATAAAAAAGAAAAAGCGAGCAAAAAAGAAAGTAGTTTCTGAAGCTTTAAGTTTTTTTAACGAACAGAAAGACCAGTATAAAATTCCTCTTGAGTCAAGAACGGAATCACTGAATCCTGAAGTCGAAAAAGAATTAGAAGAATACAGAAACTCGCTTCAACGTGCTAAGACTTCTGAGGAGGAAAGTGCTCTTAGAAGGGAAAAGTTTATAGAAAGAACTAATTCCTTACTAGATGATAATTTTGAAGGTTTCAATTTTAAAATCGGAGACAACTCTTACTCTTACAAACCCTCTAACTTGGAGGAGCTTAAAGCTAAAAATTCAGACATAAGTAAATTTGTTACTAGTTTTCTGGATGATAACGGAGAGCTCACTGATATAGAAAGGTATCATAAGTCGTTAGCCATAGCAAATTACCCAGACAGATTTGCGAAGTTTTTTTATGAGCAAGGTCGGGCAGAAGCTGTTACAAATTCAGCTAAAAAGTCCAAGAATATAGACTTTGACCAAAGAAGAGTTCCAGAGGTGTCTACTAAGGGTGGTTTACAAATTAAGAATGTAACCCAAGTCAGTGATGGCAACAGGTTACGAATTAGAAAACGAAAATAAATAATTAATAAAAAATAAAAAATGAGTGTATTAGGAACTCCAGGTTACGACTTAATCCCAAGTGCGGAAAGGGTAGCCACAACAAGTAACTATATCACCAACTTCAACTTCATGAATCAGTATTTACCTGATACTTATGAAAGAGAATTTGAGAGATATGGTAATAGAAGCATTAGTGCTTTTTTAAGAATGGTTGGAGCAGAAATGCCATCCAACTCTGATTTAATCAAATGGTCTGAGCAAGGAAGACTTCACATTAAATATGTGAATTGTGCGTCTGGTTCTGCAGCAACATCTGATACTGCGACAATTACTGTAAGTGATAACTTAACTCCAGCTATACCTGGTGGTGGTACTACTACTGCTGGTCAAGGTGGAATTGCTATCAGAAAAGGTCAAACGGTTATGATATCTGCTAACAGTGGTGCAAATACTTTATTCAATAAAGCATTGGTTACTGATGTAGATTATGCTGCAAGTACTTTTGACGTTGCTTATTATGAAGGAGGCGGTCAAACTTTTGCTGCTACAGATACATTAACTGTATTTATTTACGGTTCTGAATTTGCTAAAGGTTCTGACGGAATGCCAAATAGCCTTGAATCTGATGATTACATATTTGAAAATTCTCCAATTATCATTAAAGACCACTACGAAGTATCTGGTTCTGACATGGCTCAAATTGGATGGATTGAAGTAACTTCAGAATTAGGTGCTACAGGATACCTTTGGTATTTAAAATCTGAGTCTGATACTAGAATGAGATTTGACGATTATTTAGAAACTGCTATGATTGAAGCTGTTCCAGCTGAAGCAGGTTCTGGTGTTATAGGTCTTTCTCCTGCTACTACAGGTTTAGGTGATAAAGGTTCAGAAGGTGTATTCTGGGTAGTTAAAAATAGAGGTAATGTTTTCCAAGGTGCTCCTGCAGTATTGGCTGACTTTGATGCAATTATTCAAAGACTAGACAAGCAAGGTTCTATCGAAGAAAATGTATTATTTGTAAACAGAGAATTAAGCTTTGACATTGATGATATGTTAGCAGCTCAAAATTCTTATGGTGCAGGTGGTACTTCTTATGGTCTATTTGATAACGATGAAGAAATGGCTTTAAATCTTGGATTTACAGGATTTAGAAGAGGTTACGATTTCTACAAGTCTGATTGGAAGTATCTTAACGATGCTGCAATGAGAGGTGGAATTCACGCTGGCAAAATCTACGGACTTATGGTTCCTGCAGGTTCAACTACAGTGTATGACCAAATCTTAGGTAAAAATGCTAAGAGACCTTTCTTACATGTTAGATATAGAGCTTCTGAAACTGAAGACAGAAGATACAAAACTTGGATTACTGGTTCTGCTGGTGGTGCAAGAACTTCTGACAAAGATGTGATGGAAGTAAACTTCTTATCTGAAAGAGCTTGTTGTACTTTAGGTGCAAACAACTTCTTCTTAATAGAAGCGTAATTTGTAATTACAAATAAGGGGAGGGTTTGCCTCCCCTTTTTAATTTTAATCTTATATAATTTAATACAATGGAAACAACAGAAAAAACTCCAAAAAAAACCAAAACTCCAAAAAAACCAAAACAGGTTTTTGTAGACAAGTCTTATAAACTAACTAGAAATCGTGCTCCGTTAACTTATATGTTATCGTCTAAGAACACGAAAAGAAAACCATTACTATATTTTGATGAAGATACGGGTGTAAATAGAGCACTACGTTACGGAAGAAATCAAAAATCTCCTTTTGAGGATGAACAAGATGGTAATGTAATATTAGAGCCAATCATATTTGATGATGGTTTTTTATATGTCCCAAAAGAAAATCAAGTGCTTCAAAAGTTTCTTCATTTACATCCAGAAAACGGATTTAACTTTGAAGAAGTAAATGCTGAAAGAGATGCAACTAAAGAGTTAGATTCAATGAATTGGGAACTAGATGCATTAATGGCTGCTAGAAATTTAGAGATTACTAGAGCCGAGCAGATTGCTAGAATTGGATTAGGTATGAATGTAGATAAAATGACTACTGCAGAAATTAAACGAGATATATTATTATTTGCTCGTAGAAATCCAGAAGAGTTATTAGATTTGATTGAAGACCCAATGCTAGAGCTTCAAGCTAAAGTATTTGACTTTTTTGCTAATGATATATTAAAGTTGAAAAATCAAAAAGATGTTTACTATAATACTGCTGGAAACAAAGAAAATGTTAACAGTTCCTTTTGGCGAAAGCAGAGATTATATAGTGGCTTCTTTCTTACAATCTGATGATGGAATTGAAGCATTAAAAATGCTAGAAAAACAATAACATTCTCTTGGAAGTGCAGTAGAAAAACTCTACATTTGAAGTAATTATCCAGAGAACAAGTGAGAAATCTCTTTTTAATTAACTCGGGGCACTTCTAACGATTTGCCCTTTTAAACGCTTGGAAAAGCCCTGCACAATAGTGTGGGGTTTTTTTTGTACCTTTGTTTTTTATAAACCAACTTAATTTTTTAAACAATGCAAAAGTTTTTAAGTATACCAGTTACCG